TTTGTCATTACACATAAAAACCATTGAGATGCAAAATCAGCCTCAGTTTCTCCTGAATTTAAAATTGAAGTAGGTGTTAGATACTCGAAGTTTGTAGTATTTATAGGAGTGGCAGCACCAACTCCCTCCTCTTTATATGACCACGCCAACCTACCTAAAGAAGCATTATAATAAAAATTAGAGTATATTCTAACATAGTTTGAAAACCATTGTCCTGTAGGTGTTCCTATATCAAAATTAGCCGATCCATCTCCTTTTACCCAAAAAGCCTGAGTCCAATTTTGATTTCCATCAAAGAAAGTCTCATTAAAAGTACCTGTTCCTCTATTTATATCTGTGTTTGCACTACTACTAAATTTATTTTCTATAGGTGTAGAAGAAGCAGCATTAGCTGTTAATGCTACAGTTTTTGCGTTTGTAAAGTTATCGTATCCGCCATGTCTGAATAAAACAGGCTTATAATCAATATCAACAGGAGTATTAGCAGTTCCGCCCATTCCTGAATGATTATTACAGTAATAATATAAAGTAGGAGCACTTGCTGCAACAACTATTCTTATATAACTACCTGAATTACCTGGGACTCCGTTAGTTGTTACACCTGTTGTATATGACGTTCCACCTGCATGACTCCCATTAGCTGTTGTAGAAAACATTAAAGGATGTCCTGAGTTACTTGAATCTGATGTATCAAATACATATGTACTACCCTCTTTTAAGTTTAAGGTAGATTGCTGTACTCCGTCTATAAAATATTTGTTTCCTCCTGAGGTACTGACAACAGTTACAGCAAAAGTTACTGTTTCCGCTGCTGCTAAAGAAGGTTGTTGACTTGTTTTAAACCACTGGCTGTAATTAAATGATTTAGTTGTAGCTATATGTTGATGCATTAGATCTCTTGCGCCCGATCCGTCTGGAGTAACTACAGCTCCAGCAGTGTTAAAGTTTAAACCGCCTCTACAGTGCTTATTTTTAAATTCCCCTGCATCAGGAGTTAATTTAACGTATTCTTCGTTTCCTGTTCTAGCCGAAGTAGCTTGTCCTGCAGAAATACTTACAGTACGAGTTACAGCCGGACACCAATTAGATCCATCTGGACTCATTTCTAATTCTACATCTACTTCTCCACTACATGATGAATCTGCTTTAACGCTTAATATATGATTTTCACTGTGATCTGGCATAGTAAGAGTTTCAGACGTAACTGATGCCCCTGCTCCTTTGCTAGATGCACTTGTGTTAAATTTTAATTTAGAGTCAGATGACATTATATCTCCTATAAAAAGCCCCCGAAGGGGCTAACTTATTTAGTATTTTTCTGTTGTATCAGATCCAATAATAAGTACATCACAAGCTTCACCTACTTCAAAACCTGTTTTTGATTTATTTGGTACTGTAACAGTTCCGTCTGCTGATTGAGCAATTATTACTGGCTCTTCAGCAAAAGGCACATCAAAAGTTACAACTAATCCGCTAATAGATGCTTTTAATTTATCTGGTCCTGTAAGAGTATTTGAAGCTACTTTTAAAGCTAGTACTCTTACTTTTCGTTGTCCTGATTTAATACTTCTTAACATGTTGTCTCCTTGGTTTATCTCAAGTTAAACTCCCTAAAAAACCCCCTAGCAGTTTTTAAACTAGGGGGAGAGGACCAGGGAGGAATGTCCTCTTTTTAGCTTATACTGACAAGCCTTTAATTACACCGTGAAAAGCAGGGTTAATGTAGACTTGTAGATATCCACCATAACGTGCCTCATATGCATCGTGACTTGGCTTACGTAGGAAAATAGTTCCGTCGTCATCAAACCAACCGAAGTCTGGTCTGTGCTTAATCTCGATATGAGAATCGTTTAAAAGGTAAATTCTGTCGTCTTCAACGAAACGCTCTGGGAAAATCCCGATAGGTCCGTCAACCGACATAAATTCTACACCACTAAAAGAGATATCAGCACCAGATTTAGACTTTAGTCCAGCTCTAGTATTAACACTGTATCTTTTCTTATCTTCTAGTAAGTTAAGAATTTTTTCATACTGCTTAAATGAACAAACAATAAGATTAGGTGATTTACCACACTTTTTCTTAATGTTTAACATTACTTTGTTTAGCATATCCGTAGATATAGCAGCCGAAGCGGCAGATTCAACGTGACCAGCAGACCAACGACGACTAGCCGTGATTCCGTAAGGTGTTTTAGATGCCGCAGTTAATTCCGCTTCAGATTGAAGAATACCTTTTAGTCCTTCAGGATCTTTCTCATAAGATCCTTGCATAGCAACAGAATGAAGAGTAGATCCTGATGTAGCAGCAGATACAGCAGAAGAAAGTGTAATTGACTTGGCTGCAACATCAACTGATACAATTTCTACTTTAGCTTGTTTAACAGTTTTTACAGCAGGAGTGCTACCATCAGCTTCAATAATATCTACTAAGTCTCTTTCTTCAAGATTTGCTTCTTTAAATGAAGCATCTGTAAAAGTTATTGTTGAACCTGAAACACTAGCAATCTTACCTAGTTCTCCTGATCCATCATTAAAAAGCGCACGAGACATGTTTCTCATAAAAGATTCTACAGCTTTTTGAACTACTTCTTTAGTAGCTCTAACAAATGAACCTTCGTCTTTTAGAGATGCTTTTATAGTTTCTCTATCAATTTCTACTACTGCATACATCTTTTTAGCTTCTAGTTCAGCTCTCTCATAAATAGCTACGTTAGCTTTTGGTAAAGTACCAGAACCAACACCACCACTAAAAGAAGATGGAATAGTAATTTGTATTTTTTGACCCACAAAATCATAAGATTTTTTTACTCTGCCTAACAATACGTTAGCCGAGTTATATACGTTCTCAGAAAGCTTCTCGTATTTAATCTTAAAGAGTTTTTGTGCTTCATTTAAGTCAAATAGTCTGTGGTTATTCATATCTCCAGACATTTGTAACTCCTTTGGTTAAAGTTAAATATCGTCCCAATCTACATAATTTTCATTATTTCGGGACTGTTTAGTTTCTTGTCTCTTTGGCGTTATTGCCTTTTTAGAGACAGTTTTGGATGTGTCTTTTTTAAAGTCATTATAAACTTGTTGCACAATCTCAATCAAGTCGTTGTCATCAAAAGAAGGATTCTCCACAATCACTTTTTGAAGGCTTTCAACTACAGGATCTTGACTTGCTAACACGGGATCGATACGTTCTAAAATTTCATCTGCTTTGGAGTAAGCTGTGCTATGAATATGATATTCTGCAACAGCAGCAGGATTAATTTGTCCTTCGTATTCTGAATCTACTAGTTCATTATAAGCATTTTCAAAATCTTCATCCGAGATACCATGAGCTTCCTGGACACTAACAATTTCAGCTTCGAGTTCCTTTTGGGCTTGCTCTTCCTGCAATTGTTTTTGTACAGACTCTTGTTGTCGCATAAGATACTCGTTTTGAAAAGCGAGTTCTTCTGCTTTTATTTGATCCTCTGTCATAACTGAGCGTCTTTCCATTTCTGGAGTTAATTGGTTTAGAAGTTCCCGACGAAATTCATGCGGCTTCATTCCAGCAAACTCTGCAAAATATTCTAACGCTCCCAGAGCATCGTTTTGCCTAAACTTGTTGGCAAAATCATTTATATAACTATTTATTTGTTTTATTTCTGCATCATATTTATCTTTGTAACTTTCAAAATCTTTTCTATCACTAGAGATTTCTTGAAATTTTTTATCATATGACACTTTTCCACTATAATTGTTCAATAACTCTTGTAACTCTACGTCTACTTCTTCTCCATCAATCTTGTGTTTAAACATTGAGTTAGCTGCAATTTCCAGTTCTTCTTCTCCATATTTCGCAATGAGTTTTTTAATTTCCTCTTTAGTCTCTTCTTCTGCAGCTTCGCTCTTTTCTGTACTACTTTCTGCTTTAGTTTCTGGTTTGTTCTCTTTTGTCTTACTCTCTTTTGGCTTACTTTCTTTGTTAGTTTCACTAAGTAATTCCTCTCCAGATCTCCCATCAGTTAAAGAATCTAATTCATCAAAAGATAATGCTCCTGCATCTTCATGTGCTTCAGGTGCTAGCTCTACTTCTTGATTTATTGCTTGGATAGATTCCATTGTTTCTTCGCTCATTTTTTACTCCCTTTGTAATCTTCTTGTTTTTCTATTTCTGACATATCCTCACCAGGTACTTGCCCTGTAATTTCTTGTCCTTGATTAGCTTGTCCTTGTACAATCATACGTTGATGTTCTGTAGATCTAGGTACATATCCATTAGGAAATACTGGAAAGTTAGGTAACTCAGCTAGTTTTGCTTCAAAAGCTGGATTATTTTTAGCTTTTTCTACCATAAGAAATTCATGTATAGCTATATGCTCCATCATTTCTTCTCTGTATTCTATTGGACATTCTTCTTTAAATGTACGCTCTTGCATTGCTTTAGTATGTGTTTTCCAATGTACTATGTGATCTTCAAACTCTTCAGGATCTCCTACAAAGCGTCCTGCCATAATATCTTCATTCTCAGACTCGGCAGCTCGTACAGATACAGTCATTAAACTATTCATCTTGTCAGAGTTACCTAAATCTAGTAAATCGATCCATCTTTCATCAGATAGTAAATTAGGTTTCATTTGCATTACTTCAATAATACGTTGAACTTTACCAGCTTTACTTTCTGGTAAGCCTGTTCCTAATTCTAATCTAACATCATAGTTTTTATGTAAATTAGCTGTATCAAAATGACGGATACTATATCTATTATTTTTACCTACAATACGTAACATACGACCGTCTTCTGGGTCATACTTATCTCCACATATTGCAATAGTCATTTTAGCTAATGACTTAATCATATCATTATGTTTAATAACTGAGGTACTATTACGTTCTTGTTCTTGCTCATTAAGAAATTGTAAAGCTACGGCTGCAGTAATACCCTTAGGAGGTTGTCCTCTAGATACACCTTGAATACCATATATTTGTCCCATTTCATTTCTTAATGCTTCTCTAAATTGATATGCTTCTGGAGGATTAGGATTTGTTTGTAACATTTGTGGTGGAACAGGACCTTGATATTGTACAATAGTATTGTCATTACCTAATGATTCTATTTTACAAGCTCCTCTAGGCATAACCCATTTAGCATGTCCCATCATGTAAATATTTTTAGCTAGTAGTGTTGAAAGATTGTCATGCATGTTCTGAATAGGTCTTACTAGCTCATATTGAGATACACCATTTAATTGTTCAGGTATATCCATGTCCGTCATACGTACAAAAGGTAGTTCTCCATGAGAAAATAAACATCCACTCTTTTCTAAAATACAGTCATCTGTAAATTTAATATAAGCACCTTCTGGACAATGTTTTGTTTTTTTGTGAAAAAATTCATAATATACTGTATCTTCTTCTAAAAAATGCTCTGCTAAATCATCTGCATCAAAAGATTTTACATCTTTAGTTCGATGTATTTTATCTGCTTTGTTAGGATACTCTTTTTTTAATGTTTCTGTAGCTTCTACTCTAACTCTAAATGCGTACTCTACTTGACTAAATTGTTTTTGTCTTTGCATGTAAACTCGCCAAGGTACTTCTACCTCATATTCTACATCTCCTGTTTTTATAGGTGATTTAGGATCTATTTTTACAGAAGTGCCATCTTTATTAAGTAATGGTTTTCCGTCTTGACCTATAAAATCTAAACTTATACCTAGATCTCTAGCTTTAACATACATTGGATGTAAATCACCTTTATCTTTGTCCCATGTAACAAAACAATAAGACTCGCCAAATACAAAAGCGTTACGTAACATTTTTTGTCTTAGCTCATCTACATTGTTTATATACCATAAATGATCTATGAGAAACTTTACAGCTTTAGCTGCATTTCTATCTTCATACTCATCATTTGTAGGTAATACATTTACTGCTGGTTTTAATCTAGATAATTGAGATATGCGAGTTTCTGTCATATCATGTAAATGATTAACAACAAACTTATTTACTCTATTTACAAATTGTCTGTCTGATCTTCTAACATCTGTACGACTTGTAGTGCTAGTAGAGCCTCTATAAGTTTCTAAATTTTTTCTACATTTTGAATTTCTTGCAATAGACTGTTTTTCTAAAGTTTTTACTACTTTATTACACCATTTTAATACTTCTTCTTCATTATCTTTATCTATTGAGTGGTATGGTTTAAGGTTAACTTTATCTGGTCTGTCATCAGCTAACTCATCAAAATAACTCATTTATGCTCCTAAACCATTCGGTATATTTCTTCGTTCTCATCTTGTTGCTCTTGATTTATTTCTTCAAATACTTTGTCAGGATCAGCAAATTTTTCATTGCTTATAGCTTCTTCTGCTGGCATAAATTGTACAGTGTGTGTTTGTTTTTCCAAACTTTTAACTAAAATCAGAGCATACAGAGTAAAAGGTAACAGAATTGCGCATAAAATGCAAGATATAATTGAAAAAATTAGTGAAATTTGAGTAATATCCATAACTTAGTCCTCCCAAGGCATTATTGTATGAGTCCAATCTAACTCATTTTTCATATTTTGTACATCTTCTTTTAAAGAGTATCCTCTTCTAGGATCTTCTTTCTTTTTCTTTTCTATTACAGCGTTCATGTCATAATTAGCTGCTGCATTTAAATATCTCCAGCAATCTATTAAATGGTCATGTTTTTTAGGTACTGTTCCTTTATCTGTACGTACATATTGTTGTAACTCCCATTTTAATTTTTGCATACGGTCTGTTAATGTTAAAGTTTCATACAATATTTGATCTTTACATAGAGATAAGCCATTTTCTTTTTTATGTAGGTGTTTTGCTGTTGGCATAAAATAATCTCCAAATTGTCCCATTAATTCTGTAGCAAACCAGGCTGCGGCTTCATCATATACTTTATACCAATCATCTATTTCTATATGAGGATTTAATTCTTGCATTTTTGCTTTTATTCTAGGATAAATTTGGCGAACTGATGTATTCTCTTGGCTAGTCTCGTAGAGTTCGTCAAGAAGATACACCTGTTTAGTATAAGGATTGATAGCAGCAAAAAGAACGGCAAAACAAGTAGTGGAGCCAGGATCAGTAATGCAATACCAATCGAGTTTTTTAAGATCTTTTGATATATCATTCATTACTCCTTGGAAAGGTCGTAGGGACTTCGAGTCAAACATGGGGAAAATAGCGTTCCTTCCTCCGAGTGCAATTTCTCCAAAATACTCTCGTTTGATAACATCATCTTCACCACGTATCCTGAGCTTTTCAATTTCTTTGTCGATCTCCTCCTTAGGCATGTGTGGATTATCATAAGATGAGGCGATAATGTGTGCGCAGTCCTTTCTACTAAGACATTCATCAGCAAACTCCATATATTGTTCTTGATTTCTGTCACCTGGCTTAGGAGGTGTTCCAATAATTACAAGAGGGGCTTTACGTACAATACGGTTAGGGTTCATTTCGGTATGGAACATAGGATGAAATACTTTAAATTCATCATATACTACAAAATCGGGGGTGAGTCCGTTAGCAGCAGCCCAGTTTTC